ATGGTACGCCATGGCTGGTAGGAACCAGCCGTATTGAAAAATATCAGAAGACATTTCTTCGCCACTGCCGCCCTGTATTGCAGCAGATGCTGGCAGTTTATCCGCGTCTGGAAAACTACGTCGACGAGCGAAACCATGTTGCCAAAGCATGGCTCCACTGGCTTGGATTCAGGCTTGAAGAAGCCGCGCCTTATGGTGCTCTTGGTCTTAATTTCCACAGATTTCACATGGAGAGAAAAAATGTGTAACCCAGCCATAGCTTTGGTTGCCGTCACAGTGGCATCCACAGCCGCGTCAATGTACAGCCAGAGCAAGCAGGCAAAATACCAGTCAGCCATAGCTGATCGGAATGCTGAAATTGCTGAAGCTCAGGCACAGGATTCAATCAATCGTGGGAATATTGAAGCGGATCAGCGTCGTCGTGAAATGCGTCAACGCTCAGGCACTATGGCGGCCACTATGGGGGCTACCGGTGCGGAATTAAGTAGCGGAACAGCTCTTGACGTTTTTGCGGATAATGCTCAGTTCGGCACTCTTGATGCGTTAACGACAGTGAATAATGCTCAGCGTGAGGCATATGGGTATCAGGTACAGGGAATGAATGCTCAGGCACAGGGGGCTGCTGCTCAGTCGGCTGCTAAATCATCGATGACCAGCACTTTGTTAACGGCACCACTAAAAGCATACGGTGCATACCAGATGGGCGGCGGAACGTGGAGCCCGTTCTCTCAGAAGGCTGCGCCGATTTCTGCTGCTGTTGGCACTCCAACCGGTCGATAAGGGGATAATAAGATGCCAGTTGTACCAACAACATCGGGCCGTCAGGTTCAGAGCAGAGGGATTTCGACGCAGGGATTCTCATCGTTTCAGACACCAAATGTCGGTAATGTACTTGGCGATGTTGCAGAGCAATATGCAGGTATTATTGCGCAGGCAAAACAGCGTGCGAATGTTGCTATGGCTCAGGATGCTTCTCTTAGCTTAAGCCAGATAAGCAGCGATCTGCTGAATAACCCTGAAACAGGTTTGCTTAACCTGAAAGGGAAAAATGCTATTGGAAAAGGTCAGGAGTATACGCAGCAGTTTGATGCTCAGATCGAACAACTGGCTATGTCGCTGCCGGATGAACAGGCTCGTAATGCTTTCATGCAGCAGGCGCAGCAGCAGCGTATTCAGTTCACTATGCAGGCCGGGCGGCACGAGATAGGGCAAATAAATGCCTACGAAGAAGGCCAGTTTCAGGCGACGCTGCTGAACAATGGTAAAAATGCCGCAGCATTGTATGGCGACAACGCCGCATACGTATTGGCTAATAAGCAAACTTTCCAGCAAATTGAGGATTATGGCATTGCGCATGGCTGGAGCGACGAGCAAATACAGGCCAAGAAAATCGAGTTTAAAGAGAAGGTTGCTGATGCCGCATTGTCCCAGTGGTCGGCAAACAATGCGACCGCATTCATCCAAAGTAATGGCGAGTTAAGTGATATTGCTGCTGGAGCTCGCCGTGCTGTAGCAGATAGTGACTCTTCCGAGCGTGCCCGTGGCATACGCAACAATAACCCAGGAAATCTCGAATACAGCAAAACTAATCCGTGGGTAGGCCAGACCGGTGATGATGGTCGATTTGCTAAATTCGAAACACCTGAACACGGGATTCGTGCATTAGGGCGGAACCTGATGTCGTATCAGAGGCAGGGTATTGATACCGTCAGCGAGATAATTAATCGCTGGGCACCGCCTACTGATAAAAATGACACTATGTCGTATATCAAAGCAGTGTGCGAACAACTTGGCGTTTCTGCTGATGAGCCTCTCGATGCATCTAATCCTGATACCCTGAAGGCGCTTTGTGCAGCCATTATCCATCATGAGAACGGTAGCCAGCCATACAGTGATCAGCAGTTAACTGCTGGTGTCAGTGCAGCACTTGGTTTATCAACAATTCCAACCAACACCAAACGCTATACCGGTAATGCAGCATTCGATGCGGCATCTCCTGAGGCGCAGGCAAGTTTTATGCGACAGGCGGATCAACTGCGTCGGCAGCAGCAGGCTGAATATAAAACGATGATTGACAGCCAGGTTCGCGATGCGACAGCTGCGTATATGCGTGGCGTTGAATTTCCTAACCCACCTGGTGAGGCTGATTTTATTGCAGCTTATGGAGTCAGAGAAGGAAACCTGCGATATACCGAGTTCAGAAATACGCAAATCGCCGGACAGTATATAGGCTCTTTCCGCAACATGCCGACAAGCAGCATTACAGCATATGTTGAGCAATTACGCCCGGATACTGGTGAGACAGGGGAGGGTTATGCGGCACGAGCCGCTCTTTATGACAACGTTGTGTCGGCTGCAAGTCAGGTGATAAAGCAGCGACAGGCTGATCCTGTACAGTTCTCTCTTGCCGCCGGACAGGCAAAGCCTATCGACATGAGCAATAAGGATAACTTTGGACAGAGCGTTGCCTTGCGAGCTGCTCAGGTCAGTGACCTTGCTAAGTCATATGGCACTCCACTGACGTTCTTTTCCAAAGACGAGGCCAATCAGATCGGTGTTTTCTTTCGTGATGCGCCCGTTTCCCAACAGGCAGCATATCTCGATACCATCAGGCAGAGCACTGGTGGTGGGCAGGTGTATATGTCAGCACTACAGCAGATCAGTGCCAACGCTCCATCTGCTGCCGTTGCCGGGATACTGATGGATAAGCCAGGTGGTATTTTGGCAGAAAAAAACTGGTTTAATCCGGATGTTTCCGTGTCTCCTGAAACCGCTGCGCAGACAATTCTTGCTGGCGCGGCGGCTCGTAAAGGTACTGATGACGCGAAAGGTATTCCGATGCCTAAAGATGCTGATCTTCGCTTTGAGTTTTCTGACATGGTGAAGGATGCATTTGCTGGTGACGCTCAGGGAGCATCAATGGCATACGAGATCGCAAAGGATTATTACGCTGGTGTGATGGCGAAAAAAGGCGTGGTATCAGGCGAAATTGACAATGATGTCTGGAAACAGGCTGTTAACGTAGCTACAGGTGGCGTGCATGACTATAACGGAATGGGGAATGTCCTTTTGCCGTGGGGAATGTCTGCAGAGCAATTCGATAAGCAGGTTAATCAGGCTTGGAATGAACAAGTTGTCGGCTCCGGGATAAAAACACCGCCTGGTCAGTATGGTTTGCAAAGTTACGGCGATAGTCAGTACCTGGTGAAACTTGGTACTGGTTATCTACTGAAAGATGATGGTTCTCCCGTTGTTCTTAATCTGACACAGAAGCGTCAGAGATTCTCCGGAGATATTCCGCAATGAGTTACTTTGGCCTTAATCCAGTAAACCAGAATCAGCAGCTTGACGAAGCAGCATCAAATCCAGCTGGCTTTAACAGCGATGTTGGTTTTTTCGACAATGCTGTAGGAGCGGCATTGTCTGGTTTGTACTCCGGGCTGGTGGCAAAGCCAGATCAGTTGCTATGGGCAGGGATGGATAAAATCGTATCCCCGATTGCTCAGTTTATTAACGAAAACACCTCGCTCAATGATACTTCAGTTTCATACATTGCCGAGCAGAGAAAACTAGCAGAGCAGCAGGTTAAGCGGCTGACGCCTGATGCCGCGACAACCGGAACCGCCGGGCAGGTTCTTTATGGGTTGTTCGATATGGGCGGGCAGGCTGTTGTTGGTACAACGCTCGGTGGTCCTGTCGGAGGTGCAGCGGCGGTAACTTCGCTACAGGGTTTTTCTGAGTTTGAACGGTTGACAGCACAGGGTGTTGATTTCAGGACGGCGCAGGAAGCGGGATTAGTGCATGGTATTACTGCTGGTGCCGGAACACTGATCCCTATGAGCCTCGGGTTACGTGCTGGTGGTGCGCTGGCGGAAGGTGTGGCGGCTCAGCTTGCGCGGACGGGTGAGAGTTCAGTGCGACGCGCCGCAGCAACAGCAGTACGTGCAACGCCAGATATTGCCTATGCCGCAGGTACAAATATTGCGTTCGGTATGGCACAGCGTGGGCTTACTGCAAAAACGCTTCGTGATGGTGGCTATAGCGAAATGGCTAACCAGTATGATGTGTTGGATCGACAGGCAATTGCTATTGATG